AGATTCTTGCATTCCTTTAGTAGTAACAAATATATCACCGCTAGCATTGGCTGCTGAATTTAACTCAGAACTCATAAAAGAAGCGTCCTGGTAGGACATGTTCATACCTTTTGCTAGGTCTCCTGTTAATCCATCTACTAATTTGAAGGCATCTACTAATTCTTTTAATAGAGCTAATGGTCCTAAAGCTTTAGCTAAAGCTGGGCCTAGGGATTTAAGACCCGCCATTAAAGGAGTCATAGATTTCTCTGCTGCTTGGGGGATACCCATAGCCATAGCTTTTGACTTTGCTGCTGTATCCTCTAAAAGATTTCCATGTTCATCAACTAATCCTAATCTTGTTTTTAATTCAGCACTAATTCCTTTTCCTGTTTTTAAGCTTTCAATTTCTTTATCAGTTAAACCTTTAGTTATACCATATATTTTTTGATTGTATATGGCTGTTTCTTGAGCGGCCTTTGATGCGTCTTGAAAAGCTGAAGAAAATTTACCTAAACCAGGAATAGCATTAGATATAGCATCTAACCCGGTAAAAAGTTTTATTCCTGCGTCTTTTTTAATTTTTTCTTGTTCTTTTCTGACACCCTGGAGGGCTTCAAAGAATTTTCTTTCTTCTTCAGCTTGGCCTTTAATTTCCTCTAATTTATCCCCTTCAATTCTCCCTGATTGGATAGCTACTTGTAAATTTTGAAATTGAAGCTTAGCTTTTTTTTCTAGTTTATCTAAAGTTTTACCTTCAATTAAAACTCCTTGAGAATTTTCATATACTATTTCTTGAGCTATTTTAGATATTGAACTTAAAGCATTTTTAGCACTAGATAATTCTGTATTTTGTTTGCTTAGCTCGGCTACACTGTCTTTAAATGATTTATAAATAAAACTTAATTCACTATTTAAATCATCCGCGGCATTTACTACATCCCTGAATAAAGTTTCAAATTTTTCTAATTCAGCAGTGTTAGCTTTAAGATCTCTAAGTATACTTTGATAATATGCTTGTTCTCTAGCATTCAATTTAGCTAAAGTTCCTTCTATCTGTTTTATTTTATCAGCTAATTCTTTTGCAGTTGCCATTCTGTATTTTATTATATGTATGGAAAAAGCCCACTTTTGGTGGGCTTATTTCTTCATACTAGTAGAATATGTTGGTTTTTTAGCACTTCTCATAAATTCAGGAACATTAACATTTCCTTGGGAATCTATAATAGTGGTCGTGTCTTTACCTTTGGATGCTTTTTCGTATTCTTGGGCCTCCTTATCATAAAAGGATTTTAGTTCATGGAATGTAAAATTTCTTAACCATATAGGCATGTGATAGATAGTTTCCCAATCATATCCTCCTTTACCATGAAAAACAATTTCATGGATTTGTTTAAATAAATTTTTACGTGTTTGGGGTGCTGTCTCCAAACTCAGGCCAAAAAAATTCAATCCCAACTGGGATATTGACTCTATTGTCACTGTTGTTGGGAAAAAAAGTAAGATCAACATCTGGCTGAACTTTTCTGATGTAATCTCTAAGTGCTCGAGAATCTCGAGCTAAGAGATAATTATCTACAAATTCTCGAATTGTTTTCTTTTCTCGATCTCCATCAACTGATGTAATAATATACTTTAAACGAGTAGTTAATTCTGGTGTTGCTTCTTTATTGATTTTCTTTAATCCTTCAAGTTCACGTTCAATATCTCTTTCATCTTTATGAGATAAGATTTTGAATGTAATGGAGGTATTTGTTGTAGGTAATGTATAAGAAAATTCATTTACTCCTTTAGTAAATAAACTTTCATCCAGTGGTTTATTCTCAATTTGAGTTAAATCAACTGTATGTTCCTCTCCATTATAAGTAAATGTGTAATTTCCTCCATAACCCAAAATACGAGCTGCTACCATTATAGCGTTTTTATCACCCACAATTAAATCATCATAATTAACGGGAGAAACAATGAGAGCCTGCATTAACTTGTCCAATACGACACCCTTTTGGATATATGACTGGTTGGTTAGAATATCCTCGTGTTTTGCGGTCATATAACTCATTTCAATTTTACCTGATGATAAGATATTATCTTCAGGGTAGAGTAAACCTTTTGATGGTAATTCAACTGTTTCAGTTGGTAACTTTAATTCTGCCATAGACTATTTTTATTATGTTCTATTATATGTATGTACGATATGAAAAAGAAATAAAAAAGCCAAACATTTCTGTTTGGCTCTTTATTAAATGTTAGTTGTTTTTAAAAATCATCATCATCATCCTCATCATCATCCTCATTAAATTCTTCATCATCTCTGAATGAATCATATATATCGTCTTCTGTACTCGAACTAAAGTTTTCGTATGTTAATTCACCATTAGTTAATTTAACTAGCATATCAATTACATCATCTGGTTGGTTTTTAACCATTATATCCCAATAATCTCCAACCATCTTATCATCCATTGTCCCACCAGTTATTTTTGATAGTATATTAGTTATAAAATCAGGTTGATTTTCAACTAAATAAGTAAATGACTTTTTAACAAGATCCTCAACAGGATTTGATTCATTCATAACTTCAGAGATCTCCTCTCTGATTAGTTTTCTTAGTTGATTTAGTTTCATAGTTATTGTTTATACATACTGTATAATTTTTTAACCTTTTCCTCATATCCAAGATTCTTAAGTTGATTCATAAGAGACTTAATTTCTTCGTGCTGATATTCACCTCGTCTATATGCTCTATGATCATCAGACATAAAATATGTCCAATCATGAGTCTTTAAAAGAGATTCTAGTTTGTTAAATAATTCTTGAGATGTTGATGACATTGTTTCATCTCCGTTCATTGAGGCTAATTCCTCTCTAATTAATTGTCTTAATTGATTTAGTTTCATAGTTTTTGTTTTTATAAATATACGAATAATATTTTAGGTAGATTTATGTTGGAATCCTTTACCGGCCATAAGTTGTGATCCTCTTTGATTTAACCATTTTTTAGCTTTGTTTAATGAAGCCGCTACATTATATTGACCATGAACCTTTTCACCAGGAATGTCTTCTAATTTATTTCCATTTTTATCCATTATGTAAGTCTGAATATAATAAAAATAATGATGAGGAAGATTAAAATCTAATTCTTCACCTTCAGGGGTTAAAACATATCCCTGAGTTTTAAGTTGAAAATTTAATCCTTCAGGAGTAGTATACATTTCATCTTTTATATCAAGTGTATATTTATCATGTATTTTATTCCCAAACTCACTTTTACTAGTTTCTTTAGAGATTATTTTGTAAGATGGATTTACCTCATTAATAGCTTTAGAAATTTCCTCTTTGATTAGTTGTCTTAATTCTTGTAATTTCATGATATAAATATAATAATAATATTTTAGATAGCCAAATTAGAAGTTCAAAATACAGTAATCCATTCCTAAAGTTAGAGTCAAGTTTTGAGCTACTGATTCATTATCCCATGAAAAATCACCTTGAGCAAAGTTCTTAATAAAAGCTCCTTTGATGATCCATTCAGAAACAATATCACCTACTGGACCTAGAATGTCTAAAGTAATATCTTTTTTATAGAAATCAGAATAACCATCTCTACCTGTTACTGATTCATGATGTAGACGAACCCATTCCATACAAGCTTGAGCACCTGAAGGAGTAATTGGGTCAAATAATGTTAAAGTAACATCATTCCAGGTTAATTTACCTTTTACTTTACGGTAAACATTGATGTGGTTAAGTTTGATTTCGTCTTGAGAAAATCCTAGACCACTGATTCCTTTAATTGTATAAGCGGGGATTCCGTCAATATACATAATAAAACGATTCTGTAGTTTAGGTTCAAAAGCGGTAAAGAATATTTCGTTTGGATTTAGTACTGCCATTTTAGTATATTTATTTGTTCTATGATATGTATGTTATTTTTACAAAGTTTATGCAAATGTTACTCCAGTAGGTAGAATGTTAAAATCTAAATAAACAAATTCAGCAGTTTTGGTAGGTTGTAAATAAATACCACCTCTTAACTCATTTCTGTCAATCACATCTGGAGTATTATTTGAATCATCCATTACTACTCTAAATGCATATAGACCTTGTCTTTG